CTCCCCCTTCACCCTACGAACGTCGTGCGTTTGCAGGATTTCTTTAAGCTCTTCTTGAGCTTGTTTCTTGTCTTTCTCGGCAGTTTTGTATGCCGCCGAAGCATCGGCTGCTTCCAATAGCGCCGCTTCTACTGTTTTGATGACTTCCTCAGGCACATCACCAACTTTGTTGTCGGGAGGTAGAGCGCCTTGTGTGTCTTTCATGCACAGTTGTTTGAACTTGCACAGGTTACAAGAACCGTCGATACGACCTTCCGGCATGAAGTCGGTAGCTTTCGCGCCTTCTTTGAAGACAGCGGCAGCGCGCTTCTTACCGGCGTCATATTTCTTCTGATCAAACTCAACCACATAAACATCGATATCGTCAAAGAAAGAACAGTCGACGTAAATAATGATCGCGTAATTTGGTTTGTGTGGAGTCTGTTCTCGGATCAAACCGAGCTGCATTTGCACTTGTCCGTTGTGAATCGCCTTTTCTTCCCTAAGGTTCACACGCGGGTCGATTGACTTGAATTCTGATACAAGTGCTGCGGTCCCTTCGTCTCCGCTACGCGCGCCGGGGTCTTCTCCAAGATCGGCTACACCCATGTGCGCCAGACAGTCGCGAGGGAGACCGACCATGAGCCCGTCAGGGGTTGCGGACGCCCTATCGCCTACGAACGTCTTCTGCTTGTCACCAGCCCCGAGAAGGCGTGCCTTGGGGAAATGCTTCTTCAGACCGGCGCGCAGACCGGGTACGATAAAGTCGTTTTCGATCAGGTCACCGCGACGAAGAGCACCCCAAGATTCCTTGTAGTTGGTATCGATAGCCGCGCCGGTCTTTTTATAGAACGCCTGCCGGATGCACCCAAAGGCTTCCGACGCTCCGAGAGACAGGTTTCGGTCGTATTCCCAAACCTTCTGATCGTCGGCGACGTAGGCGTCCAGTAGCGCCCGAATGTCTAGGCGCTTAGGGGTGTGATCTGTAGTGACATCTTCAGTCATGACAAACCCTCACAATCAGTGTGTAGAGGAATCCGCTAACACCGGAAACAATCGCCGATGTGGCGATGACCTCATCACCGTACGTGGTGGGGCCATACAAGAATTCGGTCTGGCCTACGGCGATACCGGCGATGATGAATCCCAGTCCACCGAACACAGCCGCATTCAGCGCTGCGTCGTGGATACGATAACGAGCGCGACGAAGGAAACTACGCATCTACACAGTCTCCGTAGGCGTTAATAGGGAATTCAAGGGCCTTGTAGACATCTACAGTGCCATTAACATCGCCCATTGCGTTGTGAGCGTTTACCACAGAGCGACCGTAAAAATGGAGAATACATTCCTCTAGTGAAGGCCATTTGAAACCACCGGATCGCTTAGGGATTCGCAACTTGTTAGTAGACGCCCGCATGGTGCAGAATGTATTCTTGTCTTTGAACGGGTCGATGTAAACTTCGTCGTTCGCGTCAGCGACCATCTTGAGCGCTCTGCGGACAAGAATTTCGTCAAAGCTCAGGTTATGGGCGACCAGCACATCTGATACCGCGAACAGTTCGAATGCGATATCGGCTATGATGTAGAGAGGAAGACCGCGTTGGTACGCGATCTCAGTCGTGATCCCGTGAACCGCTGCGGCTTTCTCGGGAATTTCCCACGTTTCGCCGTCATACTCGGGGCGGACAATGAGATCGACCGAAGACACAACCTGATCAAGCTCGTCGTCGTACATTGCCGCAGCGAATTGAACGATCTTGGGCTGGACCGGGTCGGTATGCGGACGGCTCCTATTCACAAGGCCCGTCGTTTCCGTATCAAAAATCGTGTGAAGCATCTTGCCTTTCCCGTCATTTGTGATGACATTTGTACGTGATATGCCGTGAAAGTCAAAGAGGATGACAAAACGGCTCAGTGAGTTTCAGCCCAGTTCCTGCCGATTTGCGCTTCGGCTGCGATGGGGCATTGGAATCCAAAGTAGACGCCGGTTTCGACGGCGGCTTCTTCGCAAATTTCGGCTACGAGTTTCGCGCAGTCAGGGCGAGCGGCGATCTGAACCTCGTCGTGAATCCACGCTTGAAACACGAAGTCTTTGTCCCATCCCCATTCAAGCCCCTGTTCTTCCAACATCTGTTCGACGATGAGACACCAAACCTTGGCGATCAGAGCGCCGTTGGATTGGAGCTGAAGATTGAGGGCGGAGTGATCAGAACGGGCGAACAGTTTCCGACCGTCCAGACCGAATAGATAACCCTGCTTTCGGACTTGTTTCTTGATTTTCCGGATGACCCGGTCGAGGGCAGGCATTTTCTTCAGGAAACGCGCGCGCAGTTCCGCTCCGAGTTTTCGCTGTGTTTCCTCGTCAGCATCGGGGGCGACGATAGAGCCAAGCTTCGCGTCTCCGCCTCCATACATGAAGGCATAGATAAACGTTTTTGCCTGATCCCGAGAAGACAGCCCCGCCGCCTCTTGGTTTAGGGTGTGGATGTCGTCCTCAAGAAGGACTTTGATTAGTGCGCCGCCGTCAAATTCGGCGCACATCTCTGCTAGGCACCGGAATTCAATACCGGAAAGGTCAGCACCGATTAGGACGCCCCAGTGTTCCGGGACATAGAACAAGCTACGACATTCAAACCCGTGCTCACCTTCAAGCCCAAGATTGATGTACTTTTCGCCGTTTTCTCGCTTCCCTGACTTAACCTTCTTAACGTTGAGGTTAGGGCTGGAATGTGAGGCGCGACCGGAGACCGTACCGCCAACGTTACACCGGTGGTGTATCTTACCGTTTCTCTCCATCTTCAACCAAGCCGTAGGCCCGGTCTCAATGGTTCCGATGTGTTTGGAGTAGTAGAAGATAGATGCTAGGTCTTTACAGATCGGAATTTTATCAGAAAGACCCTTTAGTACGTCTTTGTTTACCGACGGTTGTCCTGTTTCAGTAAATTCTTCAGGTTCCCATTCATAGATCGTCTGAAGTCTATCGCTAATTTGCTGCCGTGAGTTCGGGTTGAACTCTTTCTTCTTGATCGGGCAGAACGGAACACCTTCATGACGATCACCGCGCTTAGGGTCTTTGTATTTGATCGTCTTCTTCGGGACGGTGACTTCAGCCCAGACCTTGCGAGAAGAGTCTTCTCCATAGCGCGCGCGGGGATCGCCCTTATGTTTCTTCGCCGGGGCGTACCAGACGCCGAAGTGTTTCACCGCGTGCTCGGTTAGTTTTTCGTGCTCCACGCGGAGCCCGCCGACCAACTCTTTCGCCTTTTCGACGTTGAAGTGAAAACCCGCTTGCTGCTGCCGGAACATGAGGTCATGGATTCGGTGCTCGACCCGAACCGAATGCTCATCCCAGTTTTCAGCTTGGATTTTCTTCCACAAGGCGATTGTGACATCTACGTCGTTATCGCAGTAGTCTTCCATGGCTTGATTCCACACGCCCCAAGTGTGGTGACGAAGGAACTCTTCCCATTCGCCTTTGAATTCTGCATACACGTTGCCTTGCGGGTCTTCGAATAGAAGCTCCCGAGCCCGTTCGTCGCGGTCCTCTCCGGGGTACGGAGACACAAGCTCTCCGCAGTCCCGAACGGCTTGCTCTAATTCAGCCTCAGCCTCGGCCCAGATTTCGAGGGCTTCCGCCTCTCTGACTTTCGAGTAGTCGCCTTTGTGGTGACCTAGACGCCAGCCCCAAGCCTCAAGACCCTGTCCACCGATCAGCTTGCCGGGGAACTTCTGGTCTTCTTCCTTCGCCTTGTTGAACTTGTCCCGACGCCACCGGCGCATGTCGTCTTCCTTGATGTCGGAAAAACACATGCGAGACAGAGTCAGGGTGTCCCGGATGATCCCTTCAATATAGAAGCCAGGATAGACAATCTCCAAAGCCGGGTAGTCGTATTCGAGCCCGTTGTGAGCAACAGTCATCTTCGCCCGGCGCAGCATATCCAACGCCTGAGGGATAGTGTTCTCTTCGCCGTTGTTACGGAAACGGAACTTTCTCCCAGTGTCCGGACAACCGATCACGATGCAATGGACCTTGGACACGGTGTCCAAGAGTCCATCCCCTTCAATGTCAAATATTGCAATGTCGAGAATTTCTGTCATAAGCCTTCCTGTGTCACGTTCAATGACAATATCAGGCGCGCCATTTCGGGCCGCGCATGGTGATTATCACCCGCTTACCATTTGGGTATGTGAAGATGTGAGCGTGCGCCCATGAGGACAATCCGCTGTTATATCCCATATCCAGAACCCCGGAGACGCCAGAGACGTAAGAACCGCCGATGATCTCAGGAGAGTGGGTGTGACCGGTGTTGGATCGACCGCCCATCCTCGCATAAGACTTGGGCGTACCGCGTGCGCCGTTTGCCCCTAGGTGACCATGGTTGCCGCACTCGATGTCCCCGGCGATCAAGAAGCTGTCGTCTTCCCGGAGGAAAACGATGTCGCTTAGATCGTAATCCTGATTTCGCTTCAGGGACCACTCGAAAATAGAGAACTTGTTTTCGGCAAGTCTAATCGAGCGCATCTTTCTCGCTTGCGCTTCAAGGAAGAACTCGGCATTGATAGGATCATTAGCGTAGGCGTCCGGGACCTTCAACCACTTCTCAATCGCTAGGTCGTGATTACTTTCTACCGCAACCGACTTACAGAAATCTCGTTTCGTGTTGTGAAGGAAGTTCGCTGACTTGTTGAAGTCAGCCTCGACCGAATCCTGTCCATGACAGAACTGTTTATAGATGAAGTGAAAGTCCCGGATGTTGTGGTGATTCCGGGCAGAGAAATCATGCGTGTCATGCATGAACTGGTACCGAGGCTTCAGAGCGTCGATAATGGTCGTGGACAGGCCGCGCTTCAGAAGGTCCCCATGCGTGAGCTTGCGCCCCTCTCCGGTAGGGTCGTAGCCCCAACAGGAAGCCGCTACAGTCGGGTCAAGCTTCTCCCGGTGGATGTCTCCCCAGTTGATCGCCTCGACCCTGTGACCGGTCGTAACCTGTCCATGAGACACACGATGATCGAGATCGTAGAACGCACCATCGGCGCTGTCCTCAGCGAGAAGATGTCGAATGAAGAAATCACCTTCGGAGTCAATCGAAATGATTACTGCACCGATAACATGGTGGAAGCTCGCCTTGATCCCCGCGTTCTTCGGGATGTAGTTGGTTCGGGTACAGGT